GAGACTGATTGCCCGGCATCGGGCTCTTGTCGCCGTCCATGCCGCTGCTCGGCGGCTGGGCGATCACCTCGCCGACATAGGTGAAAGTGAAGCTGCGATCCCGCTTGATGTCCAGCGTCGAGGTGAACTTGCCCGGCGTGAGGAGGCAGGCGGACAAGAGCAGCATGAGCCCGAGGGCGGCCGTCAATCTGCCTGCAAGTCCCATCGCGCCTAGCCCCCTTAAGGTTTGTCCTTAGCCGATTTCCGAGCCGTCAGATGCCCCATCTGACTGGAAATCGCTCCAGGCGCGCGAGCCCATTCAGCGCGTCATGCAAGCATATAAAGCAATTGCGGCGGCATTGGAAACGTTGAGACTCTCCATGCGCGGGCTCATCGGCAAGCGCGCGATGATGTCGCAATGGGCGATGCTGTTGTGGCGGAGGCCATCGCCTTCCGCGCCCAGCACCAGTGCGACCCGCGATTCGCCGATCGCTTCGCCCAATGTCGTGTCGGCGGAGCCGTCCAGGCCGATGCGCCAGTAGCCGGCCTCCGCGATCTCATCGAGCGCGCGCGAGAGATTGACGACCCGCACCCAGGGCATGAATTCCAGCGCCCCCGAGGCGGCGCGGGCGAGCACGCCGGACTCGGCCGGCGCATGCCGGTCCTGGGTGACGATGCCAAGCGCATCGAACGCGGCGGCCGAACGCATGATCGCGCCGACATTATGGGGGTCGGTGACCTGGTCGAGCACAAGAATCGGCCGTTTTGCGGCTTCGTCACGCGCGCCTTCCTCCAGCAGGTCCCCCAGCCAGACGTCGTCCAGCGCCTCGACTTCGGCGACGATGCCCTGATGGGGTGCATCCGCTGGAACCATCCGGCCAAGATCTGCGACGTCGGAATAGACGATGGGCAGCACCGGCGGCAGGTCCAGTGCATTGAGCACTTCGCGCACCCCCCAGATCTTGCGCACGACGCGATCGGGATTGGCAAGCGCCGCCGTAACGGCGTGGCGCCCATAGAATCTGGGAAAGCCGCCCTTGGGCTTTCCGGTGCGATGGCCTCTTTTCATGATGGCTGGTCTTTATCCATGGGAAGCATTGACAGGCAAGCACCGTTTCGTCATTGACCCGCTTCCCCACTGATATCGGCGATGTCAGTGCCGCTGGACAGGTGGCCGAGTGGTTAATGGCAGCAGACTGTAAATCTGCCCGCGAGAGCGTACGCTGGTTCGAATCCAGCCCTGTCCACCATCGCTCCTGCAAATGCGAACCGTTCGGCCGTGGCTAGCAACGCCCGATCGGCAGGGCGGGCGAGTTCGCGGGCGCGGCTGAATGCACGGATTTTCATGGGCGTGCTCCGGCCTTGCACGATGACCTCATGAACGGGCCATGGCCACAGGTCGAGCTGGCTATGGCGTTCGGCATCTTCCGAAACGACGGCTGGCCGTGTTCACGCAGTCGCCGATCGCAGTGAGGCTCGTTGCGCGGCCCCCTCCCATTTCGCCGAGCACGACATTGCCAAAATGGATGCCGATGCCGATCCGCAGGGGCCGGGGCAAATCGTCCGCGAACGTCCTGTTGAGATCATCGATGCGGCCCGACATGCGGAACGCCGCGGCGAGTGCGTGCCTGGAGGCCTTCGCCGGATCGCCGTCGATCCCGAACAATGCCATGATGCCGTCGCCGATGAATTTGTCGACGCGCCCGCCGCTCGATTCGATCCCCTGTCCCATGACGGCGAAATAGCGGTTGAGGAGGAAAACGACATCTTCGACCTGGGTTTCTGAACCAGCGGCGCCATGTGCCGCTACGCCAGCCGCTTGTAACCTATTTGGATAAAAATCCTTGACATCGTCGCGCTGATCTGGCACCTCCCGGTCATCGTTGACGAATCCGGCTTCCGCCCTCCGGCGGGCAGCCAGGCCAGCACGCATCGCGGGCTGCCATTCGTCATCTTCATACAGGTGGACAATGGCAGACGGGGACGAGCGCATCGTGGCGGGCGTGCCGGGCACGATATTGTCCGGCAGGCGCTGGACAAAGGCGCGTGAGGCGATCTTCTTTGAGGAGCTCGCCACTACCGCCAACGTAGCTCACGCCGCCCGGACGGCGGGCATGGGCAAGTGCGGAGCCTATCAGCGCAAGCAGCGTGACCCGCAATTCGCGGCGGCATGGCGTCAGGCGCTCGATGTCGGATTCGCCGAGCTCGAAATGCAGCTATTGCGGCACTCGCTGGAGGGCAGCGCGCGCACCGAGACCGTCATCGACGGCGCGAGCGGCGCGGTGAAGCAGGTGAAGACGGTACACAGCTTTCCGCATGCCATCGCCTTCCGGGTGCTGCTGGCCCATCGCGACGAGGTGTAGCGGTTCCGGCAGTTCGAAGCCGCCCGCACCGGCAACGACGACGACACGGCGACCCTGGTTCGCGTGGAGATGGCGAAGATACGGGCGCGGCTGAGCGCCAACCGGAGAGAGGCCAACCGGAGAGAGGATGGTGATGGAGGAAGCATCTGATGTCTCGCTGTCCGACTTCGACCTGATCGCAACCATTTCAGAGGATGAGAGAGAGACTCTCTTTGGTCTCCTCGGCGAGCCCGGCCTCGAGCATCTCCGTACCCGCTGGGAGCATCGGGCCAGGCCCGGCCAATTGCCACCGCCGGGTGACTGGGGAACATGGCTCGTTCTGGCGGGGCGCGGTTTCGGCAAGACGCGGCTTGGCGCCGAGTGGGTCCGGTCCATTGCCGAACGGGACGGCTCGGCCCGGATCGCACTGATCGGCGCGAGCCTGCATGATGCCCGCTCGGTGATGGTCGAGGGGGAAAGCGGGGTGCTGGCGGTGGCGCCCTATTGGCTGCGGCCGGTCTGGCAGCCATCGCTGCGGCAGCTGCACTGGCCCAACGGCGCGAGTGCGACCCTGTTCGGCGCGGCCGATCCGGAAACGCTGCGCGGACCGCAGCATAGTCATGTGTGGGCGGACGAAATCGCGAAATGGCATCGTGGGACACTGGCGTGGGACAATGCGATGATGGGGCTGCGCGTCGGATCGCGGCCGCGGGCCCTGGCGACGACGACGCCCCGGCCGGTCGCCCTGCTGTGCCGCCTGCTCGAACAGCGGGGGACGGTGGTCACGCGGGGACGGACGATGGATAATAGCGGCGCATTGCCGCCCGCGTTCCTGGAGGCGATGATGCGCGACTATGGCGGGACGCGGCTCGGCCGGCAGGAGCTGGACGGCGAATTGCTGATGGACCCGGATGGCGCGCTGTGGACATGCGATCTGCTGGAGCGTTGCCGGATCCGATCGATCGGCCTGGCAGCGCAGACGGACCAGCCGCTACTCAGCCGCGTGGTGATCGGGGTCGACCCGCCCGCCGGGAGCAACGGCGATGCCTGCGGGATCATTATCGCCGGGATCGGCGCGGACGTCCGCGCCTATGTGATCGACGATGCGAGTGTGGAACGGCCCACGCCAGAGCAATGGGCGCGGGCGGTGGCTCATGCGCGTCATCGCTGGGGCGCCGACCGGATCGTGGCGGAGGCCAATAATGGCGGCGACATGGTGGCGTCGGTGCTACGCGCGGCGCAGATCGATCTGCCGGTCCGGCTGGTCCATGCCAGCCGGGGCAAGTGCGCCCGCGCCGAGCCTGTCTCCGCCCTTTATGAGGCCGGACGGGTGGCGCATGTGGGGCTGTTCCAGCGGCTGGAGGACGAGATGTGCGGCATGTTGATCGGCGGGCATTATGCCGGGCCGGGACGATCGCCCGATCGCGCCGATGCGCTGGTCTGGGCATTGACGGAATTGATGCTGAAGTCCGCGGGGTTCCCGAAGCTGCGGACGACTTGAATAGCACACTCTTCTTCCGTTCGGTTCGAGCCCTGTCCTGAGCGCCCGCCCTGCGGGCAGTCGAAGGGCTCGACACGAACGGTTGGAACCAGCATCCATATCAGGAGAATGACATGAAATGGTTCGGTCGAAAGGCTGCGACGCCAGCGTCGCGGCCGGCGCGTTCGCGCGCCTGGATGAATGGCACGATCGCCGCCTTGGGCGAATGGCCGCAAAGCTATGATGCGCAGTTGCGCGCGGCGATCATCGCCAATCCGGTGGCGCAGCGCGCGGTCAGGCTGGTGAGCGAGGGGGTGGGCAGCGCCGCGCTTGCCGGCACCGCGACGGACCCGGAAGACGTTGCGGCGGCGCTGGCGCTGGTGACGGCGCGATCGGCCGGGCAGGGGCTGCTGGAGGCGCTCGCGGCGCATGTCCTGCTGCATGGCAATGGCTATGCGCAGATCGCCTGCGATGCCGCCGGCGAGCCCGCGCGCCTGTTCCCGCTGCGGCCGGAACGGGTCAGCGTGGAGCCGGACGCCAATGGCTGGCCGACCGCCTACAGCTATCGCGTGTCCGAGCGCGTGACGCGCTATCCGGGCGAGGACGCGGCGGGGCGCACCGAGATCATCCATGTGCGGACGTTCAATCCGCTCGACGATCATTATGGCCTTGGCTGCCTTAATGCCGCCGCCGGCGCGGTGGCGATCCACAATGCGGCGACCTGCTGGAACAAGGCGCTCTTGGACAATGCGGCCCGGCCATCGGGCGCGTTGGTCTATGACGGGCCGGACGGGGCGAACCTGTCGCCCGAACAGTTCGACCGGCTGCGCGAGGAACTGGAGGCTGCCTTCCAGGGGGCGGCCAATGCGGGACGGCCGATGCTGCTGGAGGGCGGCCTCAGCTGGCAGGCGCTCAGCCTCTCGCCGCACGACATGGATTTCGTGGCGCTGAAAGCAGCCGCAGCGCGGGACATCGCGCTGGCATTCGGCGTGCCACCGATGCTGCTCGGGCTGCCGGGCGACAATAGCTATGCCAATTTCAGGGAGGCGAACAAGGCGCTGTGGCGGCAGACGATCCTGCCGCTGGCCGACAAGCTGCTCGGCGCGCTGTCGCAGGGGCTTGGGCCGTGGATGCCCGGCCTGCGGCTGTCGGTCGACCTCAATCAACTCCCCGCACTGATCGATGATCGCGGCGCGCTCTGGGACAGGGTGGCCGCCGCCGACTTCCTCTCGCCGGAGGAGAAACGATCGATGCTGGGGATCGGGACAGGAGCAATCTGACCATGCAGGACAATGACATGCTGGCAAGCCTGGTTGCGCAGGCGGAAGGCGGGGGCGGCGACCTGCTGGTGATCCGGGCGATCATCGAGGAGGCGAGCATGATCGGCGCGCAGCGGGCGCTGGCGCGCCTCGGCCTGTCCGACAGGAGCGCGGAGGACGACATGCGCGAGCTGCGCGAATTGCTGCGCGGCTGGCGCGATGCCAAGAAGGCGGCGCGCACGGCGGTGATCGGCTGGCTGGTCCGGGTGCTGGTGATGCTGCTGCTGCTCGGCCTCGCCGCGCGCGGGGACCTGCTGTCGATGCTCAGGTCATGAGCGGGGCTGTGCGATTTGACGGCTATGCCGCCATTTTCGACCGCGAGGACCGGGGCGGGGACGTGATCCTGCCAGGCGCGTTCGCGGACAGCCTCGCCCGGCTCGGTGGTGCGCCTTTGCCGCTGCTCTGGCAGCATGATGACGGGCAGCCGATCGGGGTTGTCGAGAGCATCAGCGAGGACGGGCGCGGCTTGCGGGTAATTGGCCGGCTGATGCCGCGCCCCGGCGTGGCGGCGCGCGCGGCGGAGGCGGTGCGCCAGGGCCGGATCGACGGGCTGTCCTTCGGCTACCGCGTCGTCGATGCCGCGCAGGGGCCGCCGCGGCGGCTGGAACGGCTCGATATCGTCGAGGTGAGTTTGGTCGCGCATCCGATGCAGCCATTGGCGCGGGTGCATGCGGTGGAGGGGGAAGGCCCCCTCTCCAACTTCGCCTAGCCAGCGGGCCGGCAAGGCTTCCTATCCTTCCCCGCGAGGGGGGAGGAATTTGGAGGGCGGCACCTCATTGGGGCCGCCCTTTTCTTTTCTACCAAGCAGGAGACGTGAACATGGTTGAAGTGAAGGCGGATGCGCTGGAGGAGAGCTTTGACGCGATCCTGCAGGCACAGCGGATTGCGGGCCTCGAGGCGCGCATCAACGGCATCGACGAGGCCATGAAGGCGCGGATCGCGCGGCCGCCGCTCGATGGGGTCAAGGGGGAGGCGGGCGATCCCCAGCGGGTGGCGTTCGTCGATCGCTACCTGCGCCAGGGGCTGATGGCGGGGGTCGAGCTCAAGAGCTTTTCCGGGACGACCGGGGGCTCGGGCGGCTATGCCGTGCCGCGCGAGATCGACGCGCTGATCGACGATACGCTGAAGACCGTATCGCCGATCCGCCAGATCGCCAATGTCGTGAAGGTCGGCACGGCCGGCTATCGCAAGCTGGTGGCGACGGGCGGTGTCGCCTCGGGCTGGGCGAGCGAGACCGGCGCGCGGGCGGAGACCACGACGCCGGTGTTCAACGAGATCGCGCCAAGCTTTGGCGAGCTGTTCGCCAACCCGGCGGCGAGCCAGGCGATGCTCGACGACGCGCAGTTCGATGTCGAGAGCTGGCTGGCCTATGAGATCGCGATGGAGTTCGCCAAGGCGGAGGGCTCGGCCTTCGTGTCCGGCAGCGGCACCAGCCGGCCCAAGGGGTTCCTGACCAGCACGGTGACGAACGAGGCGGACAGCGTGCGGGCGTTCGGCACGTTGCAATATGTCGCCTCCGGCGCGGCGGGCGGCTTTGCCTCGACCAACCCGCAGGACAAGCTCATCGACCTCATCCAGGCGCTGAAGGCGCCCTATCGCCAGGGGGCGAGCTTTGTCATGAACTCGGCGACGCTGGCCCGCATCCGCAAGTTCAAGACGTCGGACGGGGCGTTCCTGTGGCAGCCGTCGATGATCATCGGCCAGCCCGCCACCTTGCTCGGCTATCCGGTGATCGAGGCGGAGGACATGCCCGATGTGGCGACCGACAGCCTGTCGATCGCGTTCGGCAATTTCGCGCTCGGCTATGTCATCGCGGAACGCAACGAGACGAGCATCCTGCGCGAT